GTTATGCCGCAATTCATGTCAACAATCCAAAGATTGAAACAGTCGCTAGTGATGACATGCCATTCTGATGGCCGCTCTAGCTTATACATTGGTGTTTGCCATTTTTCTTGGCTTACTGGCCGCTGATGCAAGCAACATTTTCCTCCAGGGCGGGGCATACCTTTTGTGTGCGTGGCTTTTTGTGACTTCGATAGTCCTAGCCGTGAGGCAGGGGAAAAAATAACAACCAAGCAAAGCATGGAGCTCTGGGTTGGTGGGATAGAACCCGCCCCCCAGGGCTCTAAGCGTTATGTGGGGGGCAACCACGCCAGCGGTGGCAGGTTCATAGAGGCCAGCAAGAAACTAGCCCCATTCCGTGAGGGCATTGCCGCCGCAGTAAAAATCTACCTAGAGCAACACCCAGACTTCCAGATGTTCACTGAACCCGTAAAGGTCACAGCAACATTTGTCATGCCAAGGCCCAAGACAGTCAAGCGCCTCTGGCCATCCGTAGCCCCAGACTGTGACAAGCTCCAGCGCTCATTAGGGGATTCCATAAGCCTAGAAAAGTATGGCCAGCTGATGACTGATGATGCTTTGATTGTTCAGTGGGAGGCCCAGAAGGTTTACGGTGACCCAGGTGAGATGGGTGTCCATTTCAAGATTGAGCCAGCTGACATCCCCTGGCACCTTGGCTAATTAGACTCGCCCAAGAAATAAACTTGCATAATTATGCACTAATTATGCTAGAGTCTTAACAAGAGCAAAACCAAGGCACATGAAAGGGCCCCAAAATGAGCAAAAAAATCTACAAGTCAAAGCTTGAGTATCTCTATAACCACATGATAAATAGTGAAAACCCTTTGGTTGAAATCTCTACTTACAGGTACAACGCCGCTGATGTCTTAAAGGCAGTGGACCCAGTTGCCTACAGAACTGGGCTAAACGATTACTTCTTTGATTTGGTGAAAAGCGGATTGATAACAGAGGGATGGGACTGATGACCAAAGACACCAGACAGTTCCTGTCACTAATCACACTGGGCCTAATCGGCCTGGTGCTGGTCCTCACAGAGTCACACCGCCACCTAATTGCTTGGGCATGGCCTTTCGCAGTGTCCTTTTACAACACGCACATTGCGTTCTAAGAGAGGTAACCATGTTCACAGAGCTCAGGTATAAAATCGCAGACCGCCTATTCAACACTGAGTTGGATGAAGCTTTCAACTCAGGCTACAGGCATGGCAAAAGCATCCAAGCCTCACAGCTGAGGGTAATGATGGAATACAAGAAAAATAGAGAGCGTGAACTGGGAATGACCAAGACTCAAGCCCTTGGCTATGACCGCTGTTTGGAGGTTGTTACAGATGCAATCAAGTAAGTCAATCCCAGCAGATGTGGCCGCCCAGCACTATGTGGAGGGCTTAGAGCGTGGCAAGAACTCTGAGCGTGACAGAGTGCTCAGGATAATCTTGAGCGAACTCCAGACCACCGTGAACATTGCCCAGGCCAAAGGCACCACCAAGACAAGGGAACACGCCGCTGTTCAGGTAAAGCTGGGCCTACTTTACGAAATGGTTAAGTGATGAATGACCCAGTGAATCACCCAGCGCACTACACCAGCCACCCAAGCGGGGTTGAGGCCATTGACATAACCAGGCACATGAATTTCAACCTAGGCAATGCGGTCAAATACATTTGGCGGGCAGGGCTCAAAGGGGACAGCATTGAGGACCTACAAAAGGCCCGTTTCTACATAAGCGATGAACTGGAGAGGCTCAGCAATGACTAGGGCATGTGTCATAAGCCACAAGAGCCCCATGGAGGCCAATTATGGCTTGCTGTGTGCAATGTGTTATGACGGCCTTAGAAGTGCCCTACAAGGGGCCCCCAATGCGTTACAGCATCTGAGAGAAATCTATGTGATGCGCTCGCCCATGGAACTGGATACACCCAAGCCGCTGAAAAAAGACCCACCAGCCCCTTTCAACCTTGATGCCTGGCAACTAGCTGAGGACATGTGGCAAGCCCTCACAGGTGGTTACATTCCAGTGAAGTGGAATCACATCCAGGTTTATGGAAAGGCCAAAGAGGTCTGCCAAGCGCTACACCAGGACATTGACAACCTAGTCAACCGCAAAGAGGTCATTTATCTGATGCCCCTAGTGAAAACACTTGGCCAAGCGCTCTACCGCTACCCGCTGGAGGAAAAATCAAGAACCACATTGCTCCCGTGCCCAAGCTGTAACCTAAAAACCGTCTACAGCCCCCCAGCTGAGTTTGGTGATGACCTCCAGGTCAAGTGCCACAGTTGCGGGTTCGTAATCCCGCCAGAAAAGATGGCATTTTACGCCAACCTAGCTGAGAGAGAGAGGGTCTGATGATGGACTTGCAAGCAACATCACACGCTGACAAAATTAGGGAAAACTACCGCAAGCAAGGTGAAAAAAGAATCATTGACCTACTTTTGGACAGGATAAATGAGAACCCAAGCCTGACCACTGATTACATGCAATACCTACTTGAGAGCCTAAAAAAATGACATTCACTATTCTTCACGGCAACAACCTCGACATCCTGCCGACTCTGCCAGATAACTCGGTGGACTCAATCGTCACAGACCCACCTTATGAGCTTGGCTTTATGGGCAAGAAATGGGACAGCTCGGGGATTGCTTATTCAGTAGAACTATGGACTGAGTGCCTGAGAGTTCTCAAGCCCGGAGGTCACTTGCTTTCATTCGGCGGAACTCGAACGTTTCACCGTGTAGCCGTTGCCATTGAAGATGCTGGCTTTGAAATCAGAGACAACATGGCGTGGCTTTATGGAAGCGGATTCCCTAAGTCTCTAGACGTTAGCAAGGCGATAGACAAAGTGGCAGGGGCAGAGCGTGAGGTTGTAGGGCAAAAAGTAAGTAGTAACGCCAGAACAAGCGAAGGCTGGGCAGGTGGCCAGATAGATGTTGATGTAACAGCACCGTCAACACCCGAAGCCCAACAATGGGAAGGCTGGGGAACAGCACTAAAACCAGCCCACGAACCCATAATCGTTGCTCGCAAACCCCTAATCGGCACAGTCGCTCATAATGTCCTCACTCACGGCACAGGGGCGCTGAACATAGACGGCTCAAGGATTGGGACAACAGACAACCTTAACGGTGGAGCTTATGCAACCCAAGGAACAGAAAGAGAAGATGGATGGGGGATGCAAAGAGGTCAAGCTGGGGAATACGAACAACCTAAAGGCCGCTGGCCCGCAAACATAATCCTTGACGAACACACGGCAGGGTTACTAGATGGGCAGAGCGGGGTGTCCACTAGCCAAACTGCCAAAATTCCAATTCCAGACATGAGGGGCGGCAAATTTGGTTCTGCTTATGGTAGTAGGGATTTTGATTCAATTAGAGGCCACAACGACAGCGGTGGAGCATCACGTTTCTTCTATGTAGCAAAAGCCTCAAAGCGTGACAGGAACGAGGGGCTAGAGGGGTTGCCAACTCGAAGGGCGAGCGCCTTGGGGTATGACATTGGTTTAGGTGAAGCTGGCGAGGGAATGTTTAAGGACAGGAACCCACAGAAACAAAACTTCCACCCAACCGTAAAACCGACCGCACTAATGGAATACCTAGTGAAGCTGGTAACTCCACCTAACGGCACAGTGTTAGACCCCTTCACAGGTTCAGGCTCAACGGGCAAGGCAGCAATTCTAAACGGCTTTGACTTCATCGGCATCGAAATGACCGAGGACTACCTACCGATTATCAAGCGCCGATTAGAACACGCTGAAACAGAGTTTGCTAAAGCCCAGGCAGACAAGGGGCTTTTCTGATGCCTAACTACCTATTTGGGTGCAAAACATGCCCCATAACCATCACAATCAATAGCCCCATGGACCAGGTAAAGGTCCCAAGATGCCTTTGATTTTGGAGGCATCTGATGTATAAAATCACTAGGCTCATAAGCTCACTGGCAACGGTTGGATTACTTACTCTGATAGCCGTAGGGCTAAACAGTGGGAGCTTTGCCGCACCATCACCCGAAGTCATTGTGACTTATGTTCAAGGCCCCGCTGGAGCAGACGGCATTGACGGGATAAAAGGCGCAGACGGTTATGGGGCTGACGGTGTTGACGGTGCTGACGGCTCTAACGGCTTTGACGGCTCAAATGGCAAGGATGCAATCATCAGAGACTCAACAGGCCCACTGAATCGTGAGGCGGTTGATGCTTACTTGGTTGCCTCAGACACCTACAAAGATGCGGTTGAGGCTTACATTGTGGCCTATGCCCTTCATGTAAAGGGCTACAAGGATAACTATCCATCAGCACAGGATGCCTATGACATAGCTGAGCAAGCTTATAGAACCGCTTGGGATGCCTATTATGTGGCAAGGCTAAATTATCAGGAAAACAAAAATGACTAAGCGATTGCCGCCGCAAAAAACAAGGGGAAAATGATGCCTAACTACCTATTTGGGTGCAAAACATGCCCCATAACCATCACAATCAATAGCCCCATGGACCAGGTAAAGGTCCCAGGGTGCCTAAGTTGCATGACAGCAATGACCAGGGACTATTCATTCTCTGATGTCCACTTCAAGGGCCAGGGATTCTACTCAAAGGATAAAAATGATTGACATGGCAGACATGAGCGGCAAGATACTTTGGACTAAGGGCTATGAATACGGCGTAGAACAAGAGCGTAAGCGCATAATCAAAGCGTTTCAGGCTAAAGAGGCTAAACGAACCATTATTGAAGCCCTTGAGTACCCTTACACGGCTCAAGAGCTAGAGAACACAATCAGAGAGGGACAGGAATGACTAAAGCACTCACGGTTGATGAAGCCGCTCAGGTAATCAACAAATCACGCCGCACAATTTACAACTGGATTCACTGGGGGGCCCTGAGCTATACCAGCCGATACATAGACTCAGATGAACTGTTCAAAGCTGAGGCCCTGATGAACTCCAGGCTAGGCAGACCCCGCAAAAACCTTTCAAATGATGCACAGGGGGCATGATACAATGTTAGAGGGATTGAAAGCTCCAGTTAAGACTAAACTTTGCGCCCTAGCGGCCAGGCGGTTAGACCTATCGGATTCAGACCAAGAAATGTTAGACAACGCCTTGGCAGACACCACTTGGGCCTCACACTCGCTGTATTTTGCCCTAAAAGAGCTTGGTTTCCATGTCAGTAAAGACCTGATTGGGCACCATAGGAACGGGGTATGCAAATGCTTCAAAATCTAAACACGGCCAAAAAGCTAATCAACTCAACCTTTGGGGCCCCGTCACTTGAAATAAACGGCTCAGAGGGCTCAGCTGTCACCCCAGGCTTAGTTGACGGCCAGGACTACAGCGCATGGCTTGAGGATGCTGGGATTGACCCCACAGGCATAGAGCTCACCGCCCCAGCCCGCATAAGCCGCTGGCAGGTGTATGACGAAACCTGGCGCACAGCCTACAAATTCTCATTCAGAGTGCTCAATGGCCCTGAACTTGATTTGCCTTTGCTCTACAGCCAGGCGAAAAAGACCAAACCACCCAAGCCGCTGAAAAAAGAACTCGCCGATAAGGCCCTGGTAATCCTGTGGTCAGATTTGCAAGTTGGCAAAGTGGCAAGCCGTGGAGGCACCGCTGAGCTATTGCAAAGGGTAAGCGACACTAGGGCCAGAATCATTGCCAATGTAAAGCAAGAGCGACCCTCCAGAATTGTGTTCTGTGATGTTGGTGACCTCATTGAGGGATTTTCCAGCACCGCAGACATGCACCAACTTGCAACAAATGACCTTTCCATAATGAGTCAAATTGATGTGAGCACCACAATCATGTGGGACACCCTCAAAGCCCTCTCAGAGCACTGTGATGACATAGCCTATTTGACCGTTGGTTCAAACCACTGTCAATGGCGTGTAAACAAACAGAAAATCGGCACAGGCCATGATGACTGGGGTGTCCATGTGGGGCGCACATTAGCTAGGCTCAGCCAAGAGGTTGGCCTCCCAATCAAGTTCTATGAACCTAATGAGTGGGATGAAAGCCTGGTCCATGATGTATTCGGTGACAATTTTCACCGCTTAGGACTGTTTCACGGTCACCAGGCGGCCAGACCAGACGGCATCCCAGGTTGGATTTCCAAGCAAATGATGGGGAACCAGGCCATTTCAGGGGCCACGCTGTTTGCCACGGGTCATTTTCACCATTTACAAGTGCGGGAAGTCGGAAATACTGAGCGCAACACCTCCAGGTACTGGGTTCAGGCCAAAACAATGGACTCAGGCTCAGATTGGTACCGCAACTCAGGTGGCATGGGTGATTCAGACTGTGGTGTTGTATGCATCCCGCTGGAAAAGGGAAAAGAGTTTCAAGGAACGGTGTTGGTGTTCTAATGAAGCCATTTGACCTAGAATTGTATACCCAGGATGACAAAGCAAAGCTGATAATCATTGACTGGCTCAAGGCATTTGACATAGAGGCACAGGTCAACCCAGACCAGTACGGCATTGACCTACTCGCATCAGGCCCTAAAGGGTCCTACGAGATAGAGGTTGAGGTCAAACACAACTGGACAGGCCCCCAATTTCCTTTCGGCACCGTACATTTCGCAGGGCGCAAAGAAAAGTTCATCAAAGACTCAGAGCGCAACCTGTTCATGATGCTCAATGACGGCCTTACTCATTGCCTAGTGGTGAACGGTAAAGAGCTAAGCAAGGGCAAGAGGGTCCACAAGCGCACTGTCTACACAGAGGGTGAGCAATTCATTGAGGTCCCCTTAGATGCTTGCAAGGTGCTGAGGATTTCATGACCCCCCCCTCTACACACAACTGGGATTCAAGCCGCCGAAGAAAAGACCCCCCAGGCTGGGCGGCAATCAGGCAAGTGGTTATCAAGAGAGCCATGAGTGTCTGTCAGCACCTCCCCCAGGGTGGCCAAGCATCAGAGCGGTGCCACTTACAAGGCACAGAGGTTGACCACATTGTGAACCTAGCCCAGGGTGGGAGTGAATCCCTGGACAACCTCCAGCTGTTATGTGCATGGCATCATAAGCGAAAGACAGCCCTGGAGGCATCAGCTAACCGCCCCCGCCTTACTGAGCGTCATCCAGGCGAGAGACACCCAGGATTTATCAATGACTAATAGTGCCCCTGTTTACACCCCTATAAGTAGGGCTATTTTGGCCCCTTTTTACCCCATACGGGTGCGGATTCACCCCTGGGC